ATGAACACCCGTACAAATTTAATAAAAAATGTTTTCCCATTAGTCTATAGGATTTTCATTATATTCATCGATGAGTTCTTGTACCAGTTCTTCGGTTCCATCCATGGATTTAACTTGGAAAATTGGACTCTTCATGTATTTTTTTATTTTTTTATACTTTTTGAGCAATCTTCCTACTTCATCATCATTGACAATGACTTTCGCTTTTCCATCTCCAAATCCACTCATCGTTCTCGCTTCCCTTTTGATTCCTTTTTCTTTTCAGCAGCACCCCACAATTTTGGATTGACAGTTCCATATCCAAAATCAATTTTTTGTACCGCTCCAGGTCCGTATGTGTCGTAGTACATATCAAACAATTTAGATGTTTTACTGCATCTAGTCAAATCAATATATTCTACGCCATCAACAACGTACCAAACCAACCTAGCATCATTGGGGAGTGACTTATCATTCGCAGCTTCAAGAGTAGTTTTTTCCTGAAGAATCTGACAGGAATATTTTTGGGGATTTGATATCCCCTGATAATTTAACCCCTTGTCCTGAATCCCCATTTGGTTTTCCTCTTTTGTTGCTACTGTCATGAACGACCGCCCCACTGAATATCTGGAAATGCTTCCTTTACGTTGTCTTTTGAAATTTTGTATTTTTCTTGGAGGTTCTTATCTTTGACTAAACAAAGTACCTCGGCTTCCCTTGGATGAAGTCCTCTCAAAAGATTGATGAACATCATCTCTCTACGAATTGTAGAGAGACCATCGTTTCCACCTCGTACATAATGATAAAGGTTTTGCCACTCTCTACGGAGAGAGGTTTTTCCTCTTCCGTCTAAGTCTTGACCTGTAGCAGACTCACCACCGTTAGTTTCTTTTGCAAGATTCTCGGAGAGAGTTCCACTATAAACGGATTGATCTTCAGCATCTCCATAAGGAACTTCTCCAGGAGGAAGCATACTAATAACCGTTTCATCAAAATTCCAAATGAAAATGGATTTCAATGAATTGTGTTCATACTTTTTAAGAACTTCCACCTTCTTTGCGTTGGAACGCTGTTTGGATGCAAGTTCTAAAATTTCATACACAAAAGGATTCATTGGCAGATCCAAAGACGCTGCCTTACGAGTCGTCTTCTTCTTCGTCGTAGTCATAATTGTTTTCAAATCGTACTGCTAAAATTTCGTCAGGGAGAACATTTCCGTTTTCATCAAACATTTCTGGATGAGTATAAACAGGTTGGGTTTGATAAACATGTTCTTTTGCCAACCATCCTACCATACCTCCAACAAAAAACATAGTAATGGAAACTAATGTTCCGATCGTCAAGGTTACTGCTAACATTCTTCTGTCCTCCAGAGACTATTTCTTCCTGATGTCCAGATAGAAGTTCAGATGGAATACTATTTCTCTGCGGAAGAGAGAAACCATCTTACCGAACTTTACCTGAAAAGTTTTGGGCGGATCTGGTTTCCTCCTTTTATTCCTGATTAGCAATTCAACTCCCCTATCAATATGTTGAGAAGAATTACTGGTGATATTATTTAGTGATTCTCTTTTTCCTTCCAGGTTTTCGGTCATTACTATACCTCTGAGCATCGTTTAAAAAACTTTCGAAATAGTTTCTAATTTTTCTTGCTTGAGGTTTTGGGATGTAACCGTAACCTTCGCGCAACTGCTTATGCATATTATCAGAACCACCCTCAATGTATCCATCAAGGTCATTAATCAAGTCATTAAGTTCCTTCGCAGTCGGACTTTGAATAAACTCAAGTACTTCTACTCTTTTTGTGTCTCTATCTTTCAAGTATTCATAAAATTTCAAAAGAAACTTTTGATCAGTGAAAGCAGAGTCTATTGCACTCTCCACGATGTCGTAAACTTCTTCCATTGCCATCATACCATTTTGTTCTCTTTCAAAAATGCCATGGTTTCAGTGCATCCACCCAAATGCTCTTCGCCAAAAATGACTTGAGGGAAAGTGGATCCCACTCCAAACTTTTGATAAAATTCAGAGCGATTGAAATCGACATTTAATTTGTAGACAACGTGTCTGAGTTCACATAATTCTAACACTCTGGCTACCTTTGTGCAATAGGGACAACCGTCCTTAGAGTATACCGTGAAGTTTAAGTTTTTCATTTTTGTGAGTATCAATCCAATGTACTAATTTATGTAATCTTTGTTCTGTAAAAAATTCTTGCTGTTCAAACCACTCTTTCCAATCATATATTCCTTTGGATCGATTGCAAGATTCACAACACGCCACAACGTTGTGTGACGTGTCTAAACCTCCTTTTGATTTTGGAACTACGTGATCTAGGGTTATATTTTCTCTCGATCCGCAATATGCACATGTATCTTCCCATTTCTCCTTAACATGTCTTCGCCAAAGTCGTTTTGCTTCTGAAGAAGAAGTGACGTGTAGATTAAAAAGATAATCTTTCGAAGAGGGAAGTAATTGCATAAGCGGTTGCAACTACTTTTATTTATTTTTTCGGTTATTAGACAGGCATGTGGAAAGGTCGCTGTACTTCCTTCCAATCATTTTCAAAAATCTCCATACCTTTGTCGGTAAGGATGTGATCATACATCTGATCAAATACCTTAGGTGGCATCGTTGCGATTTGGGCACCATTGTACCATGATCGAATCGCACGCTGAACACTGCGGATAGAAGCAGAGAGAACTTGAGTTCTGATGCCGTGGATACGATACAACTCAGAGATGGATCGTACAACCTCTAGACCCGCAACTGATTGGTCGTCTAAGCGTCCTACAAAGGGGGAGACGTATGCTGCCCCTGCCTTCGCTGCTAGGACTGCCTGAGCAGCGCAGAAGATCAATGTGACGTTGACCCTAATACCTTGCTCGGAAAGGCGCTTACAGACGATCAGACCCTCGCGTGTGCAGGGAACTTTGACCGTACATACATCACCGAACTTTTCATACAAACGAATGCCTTCATCGTACATCTCAAGATCAGATCCCATGACTTCCATACTGATGTCTTTGACACCAATGTCTTTGATCTCTTGATATACTTTTTCTGGATTCTGTCCACTCTTCATAATGAGTGAAGGGTTGGTGGTGACACCATCCACCAATCCAGTACTGAAATACTTTTCAATGATTTCAGTGTCAGCGGTGTCAAGAAAAATTTTCATGTAATTGTAAATGTATTTCGTGGATTATGTTGTTACTGCATTCTTCAATGTAGTAATCAAATGCATATTACCATGAAAGTATCCTCCCACAATAATAGCGATAGCAAAAAGAAAACATGCCACTAAACTAAGGACTAGTGGCATGGTTGGATTGGGGATTGAGGAATCATTCGACATGAACGTTTCCAATCATACCTGCTCCTTTGTGAGGAGCGCACCAATATGTATAGTCCCCTGCTTCGGTGAAGGTTACATCAAACTCTTCGCCAGGAAGCATTGCAAGTGCTTCATGATCGAGTTCTGGATGATCCTCAACGATAACATTATGAGGAGGAAGCATGTTGTTCACAAAGTGAACTGAATCTCCTGCGGATATTGTAACCTCTGCGGGATCAAAAATCAAGTTTCCATTTGATCCCATCTGAACGTCCACTGCCCAAGCTGGTGCAGCGAGAAAGAGTGTAGCGAGAAGTGCGAAAATAAATTTCATAGTTATTTGATAACTGTATTATCTAGATGTTTATTTTTTTCTGTACTAGGTATATTTCCATACCCTGACACATAAAAAAAGAGGGAGTGTTAGTCCCCCTCATACATTTTTTCCAGTTTTTCTCTGGTTAGATCGACGTACATAACTTCGTCGCCAGGAGCAGGTGCTTCTGGATGCTTTGGTTTGGGTGGTTCATCCATAATCTTATTGATGTCACGAATGTTAGACCACATCAGAGCAAAGGCTCCTCCCGCAATAAGGGAGAAGCACACGCCCCATATAAAAGCAAGATAATGGTTCACAGTGCGTTACCGCGTGGAAGAACTTCTTCAGGGAAGACGAAGTTTTCGTGTGGTTGATCGACTGGTGCCAACCATGCACGGAGACCTTCATTCAACAGGATGTTCTTTGTGTAGAAGGTTTCGAACTCAGGGTCTTCTGATGCTCTGATTTCCTGGGAAACAAAGTCATAAGCGCGAAGATTGAGAGCAAGACCAATAATACCGATGGAAGATGTCCAAAGACCCATAACAGGAACAAAGAGCATAAAGAAATGCAACCACCTCTTATTGCTAAACGCAATACCGAAGATCTGAGACCAGAAGCGGTTTGCTGTAACCATTGAATATGTTTCTTCTTCTTGAGTGCTGTCAAATGCCTTAAAAGTGTTTGCTTGTTCACCATCTTGATACAGTGTGTTCTCTACTGTAACACCATGAATCGCAGAGAGCAATGCTCCTCCCAAGATTCCTGCAACACCCATCATATGGAAGGGATTGAGCGTCCAATTATGAAAGCCCTGGAGGAAGAGAAGGAAGCGGA